GTAAGATCAACAGACTTGACACATTTCGCAGTTTACCATGACCTGACGCAGAATCCACGCAGCGACACAACGTTCCTGCAAAACAGGATTTATCGCAGTGTCAACGGTCACGGAGACAACCAACCTGATCTGCAACAATGGTGGATTCTAGGCGACTCGGTCGACGTCCAATATTGTTTTGATTGTCATAGCACAACATGCGCTCACAAGAACAGACATCCAGCATCTCTCACCTTCAGGGAAGTTTGCGTTCAATCTGGCAGTATGGTAACCGTACGTTTTGCCGTCGTCCACAGGATCAAGAAATCAATTGTGGGACTGAACGGAGAATGGAAGACCAACTACCTTGGACCAGATTTCCCAATAGGAGAGTTTCAAACACCAACCGGGTTACTATATGCCACAAAGACACACTATAGATTCCCCGATGGAACTGTTCATGACAGAGCCAGTTACGATTCAACAGTAAACCACATAGAATTTCGTGGAACATCTGAAAACACAGAGATGGTTGTAGCGCGTGACATGAAAATCAAGGGCAAGAAGCCGAAGAAAAGCACAATGGACAGGGCAATTCGAGAGACAATAAAGAAGGAAAGACAGGATACAAGAACCACTTTTCTTAGTCAACTCAAGAGCAGAGTCATAGGACTTACAGTGGACGAAGAAGCAGGAATGTACAATCATGATCTGCCCACTGTGGCTCCACCTGAAACTAGACCATGGGGACTGTCTATGGACATGCTCCCAAGCCTCAAAGGTCTGGCCCACATGACAAATGCCGTTCCCAAAATTGTGGCTCTCATACCACTTGGCCTTCTCCTCTGGCAACTAAGGGGGAGAAAAGTTAGACAAACTAGAACTCAATCCATACTCACAGGAGTCGGACAGTTCTTTGGCCTAGTACCAACACCCGAGAGTGTGCTACAACAAGCAATCAACGTTGCAACAGGACGTGAAAATCGTTCCACAGCTTCAAGAGTGGCCGAAAAGGTGATCCCCGCTGTGACAGCAACTGCTTTCTCACAAGTTTTCCCAAGACTGTTGAACAAAATTCTCCCCGGATCTCTCTTCGGAGACAGCTTTCTCGACGCCCTGCCAATCGGCTGGAACTGGTTTGACACAGAACCAAGGGTCATAGAAGCTTTCAATGATGATTCAGAGACAGAGGACGACTCAAAGATGCAAGATTTGGCACAAGCCAGTCTGGAAGCTGCAGCAGCCCTGCTGTTCAGCAAAACAGAAGCTGACCGCGAGTCAGCAGAAGCCACAGTAACACAAACTGAGCTTTTTCCTGCATCACTGATAGCCAAAGACTCACATCCAAGTGAACAGACACTGTACGGACACACTTTTGCCGAATACGCTACAGTTTACACAGCTTCTGCTCTAGTAGAAGAATTAGGATGCCTAGTCGTGCGCACAGGCCTAGAAAACATGGGCTTCAATCCACTCACATCAGCTATAATACCAAATGCGATTATCACCTTAGCCGAGACATACAAATATGGACTCGATGCGATATACAGAGGACCTCTAATGATTCACACTTGCAGTGTGCTTCTCCCTGTACCAGCAGCAGTGATGCTCCACACGGCATGGAACCTCTTTGTCGCGCTGAAGCACTCAATGGTAGGAACATATGATGATGTTGACGAAGGACCAATAGACGCAAGATATGGGCAACCAGGATATGAATGCTTCAACAAATTCAGAGAGAAACATCCGGACATGAAGATCAAGGCAACCTTGAAAGATGGGTCAAGAGTAACATTAGGACAATTACTGGACAACAGACCACACCTTCTGGCAACAAAACAGAAACCAATACTGTTCCCATACGGCATTGTGTTCAACCAGAGACCAGGTGTACAGGCAGATTCAGTCAATAATGCACTTTGCTCACTCATTAATCGAGGAGGCTTTGTTCCCAGGCCACCTGTTTTCGGACAGTGGCACCAGTGCTTCTCATCCAAATTCATGCAGTACTCAAAATCAGCA